TGTTCTAAAAATTCTAGAGAAATAATAAAACTCGTCTAATAAACTTGTTTTATATTGATAGGAAAGGCCGAAAAAATTCCACCCCAAAAGTAATGTCGACCATTACTCTTTCTCCTGACGGGGCGATTACTTCTTTTGATAGGTCTAATCTTGGTTCATTATCTAAAATAAATCTTCTAATATATTTAGAGTCTCCAATCGGAAGAGTTTCAATGAAGGTTGCGATTTTTAAATTGTCAGAATCACCCTCAATTGAAACAATATGTTTGTTAAGTCTTGAGGTAATGGTTGGTGCTGTCCTTTCTGAAGGATAAGAGTTTATTAATTGTTCAATATCAAGTTTGTCTTTTAAACTAAGAAGTTTTAAGTTAACTTTTTTTCTTGACACAGGAAGTGTGGTTTCAAATAAACCATCTTCATTAGGTGCGAACTTTGTTTTTTTGTAATTTAATTCATCTAAAACAATTGTTGTTTTGAATTTCTCATCGGTTTTAGGGTCCACAGCGTTAATTGTATATTCAGGACCAAATGAAGTGTTTCTTAAGAAAATTAAAATAGCCTCAATATCACCATCAAGCATTTCTTCAGGTCTTAAATCTCTTTCATAAACTTTAGTTCTTAAAAGGGGAATAATAATACTTTCTTGAATACTCTTTCTTGAGTCAGCATTTGCAAGAATGTTTTCGTCAGCGGCGGTTAAATAACCAACTTTTATAGATTTCTTTTTTGATTTGTAAAATACCCCTTGACTAGGTAATTGTATTACATCGTGTGGTAAATTAAATTCAGCTTGACCAGCTTGATATGCGTCTTGTTCCATAATATAAAGTTCTTTTGTTATAAACATAAAAAAGACCTATCACTAGTAAAGTAAATAGGCCTTAATGTTATGTTTTATTTTTTTTAGTAAACTAATATGCAGCGGTCCATTCTCATGTTGCAACTAATCTTAGCGATACCGTCTGTGGAATACGATAAAGATCCCCCATCATATCCTGTTAAAAAAGTGCCTTCTAAAATCCATTTCTCAACAACAACTCCTGTTGGGTCCAACATCTCAAGGTCGACATTTTTTTTGTAACCTGCTGCGTAACCCATACGACCTGTAACTGACTCAGCACATAGACGAATCCATTCCATAACCGCTTGAGACGCAGAGGGGCCAATTGGGTCACGGAAAGTAACGGGCATTTCACCCCAATTAAATCTACCAGCAACATATGTTGAAGTATTCAAAAACTGAATCTCAGTTGCCGCAATTGTTAGTTTTGGTCTTGATGTCGTCTCAACATACCACTCATTAATACCAAGTGATGATGGAAACCTTAAAATCCATCGGTTTTCCCTTTTCGGTTCGTAAGGGATCGGCATTTTCATTAATAAATCAGCCATATTTTATTTTTTAATTTTTGTTTTATTTTTTATTATAAATACTGCGAAATAAAAATTTTTCTATTTACTTCAATTATTTTTCAAATTATATCTTAACTAGAACTAGAACTAGTTAAAATTTAGTTTTCTTTCCTCCTCCTGTATGATAAATATCTAATCCACTTTCATTATCAAAATGTTTCTTCATTGCTTGAACATTCTTTAAGTCATCATCTGAAAAACCAATATATGGTGTAAAATAATTACTAATTTTGTTTTTCATATATGCCTTTTCTTGAAGTTTTTGTGATAAAGTTCTAACATATTCCATAAACTGTTTCATTGCACTTACTTTAAGTTCCTCAGGATTCGCAGCAGAACCTTCCCCAAAACTAACAGGATGCCATTTACACATTTCTAAATAAGTCTTTATAAGTTCGTCATCAGTCATATCCTCCTCATCTGCAATATCTCTATACTTTCTTAGATTTTTAACCAACTCTTGTTGATTTAAACCATGTTTGTTTTTTTTAATTAAATTATAAGTGGCATTTTTTAAAACACTTGGTGTGTGACCTCTTGCCGTAACTATAGCAAAAATAGACCCGTTATTAACCGCCTCAACAAAGTCATCCCATGCAGGTCCTGTTGGGGCTTTCATTGCATCAGTTAAAAATTGTTTATCACCTGTAACTCTAAAATCTCTAAAAGAATCATCATCAAAACCAACTATGGTGTGTCCTTCATATTCGAAAGGTTCTTTACCAATTTCAGACCTATATTCGGCAAAATCTTCTGTTGACATACCAACACTATTACCGTCTTCATCTTTTAAATAAATTTTAGTTGGCATATACATAAGATTATCGTCCCAGTCAAAAGCATAATATTTCATTGTTGGTGTTAACTGATCTTGGATAATTTCTGAAATTATTTCTTTAACAACTTTTTTATAATTCATACTAATAAATATCATATAAATAAAAAAAGGGGAGCTTTCGATCCCCTTCTTCTTTTTTATTTACCACATTAAATATTCTCAAACGATGCTCCTGTTGGAGTGATGTAGAATGTTATGTCTATAAATTCAAGAGATCTTGTAGGTTTAATATATATCTTACCTGTCATTTGGTTTCTATCTAAATCCTCAGGATTTGATGAAACTGTTACTCGGAAGTCATACAAACCACGGTCTCTTCTTATTGAGTCTAATATTGGGTTAACAGCGTTTAAGAAGTCTTGTCTTACTTGTGCGTCGTTTTGTTCAAACAATAACCTTACGGATACTGCTGAAATCAATTTACGAGCTTGTAATAACAATCTTCTCACATTGATTCTATCAAGTGCTGATTCTCTTACTTGTAGAGTTTTGTTACCCCAAATCACGGTACCAACATCAGAGAAGGTTGCAATTGGGTTAACTCTACCATTGTAAAGAATGTCCCTATCTTCTTGAGTTAACTTCTTACGAGCTTTAATACAGTTAACAATACCACGAGTGTAACCAGCCGCTGCGAACCAAGGGAATGCGATGTTATCTGTCAATGCTAAATTTCTTGTTACCTCAGCCGTTGGTGGTATATAGATTTGAGTGTTGTTTACACTATCTCTTGTCAATACCCAAGGGTAGTAAGTTGCAGTATAGTTAGAGTCAATTCCTGTGTTATCTAAATTATCAACCGCTTCGGTTGGGTATATAAAGATATCTTGACCACCTGTTAATGTAGGGCTAAACAAATCAACATCAGGGGTTGTACAAACATAAAGTGAGTCAGCCCTATTAAATTCTATCATAGTAACTGCGTCTTCAACAAGATTACTATTATTAACATAATCAATACCTGGACTTACAAATACATTAATGTTTGTAGCTTCGGGATTTGCAAATGTTTGTTGACCTAATAAGTATGCGTAGTAGTCTGTGTTTCCAAAATCCATGGTACCGTCACCAATAGAAATCTCTTTGAATGCTCCCCAACCAACTGCATTTGGATACCTTGATGTTGGACAAGCTCCGTTAAGGAATCCTGATCTACCAATTTGGAATCTATCTTCATTGGTTCTCCATTCTCTATATATATCCCATCCGTCAAATCCGCCTTGTACTAAGAATGTGAATTTACGAGCATATAACCTGTAGTATACATTTGTTGGCAATTCTGGTTCTGTAATGAATGGCGAATTACCACAAATAAATCTTGTATCTCCAGATGTTGCATATAAATCGTTTATTGTTAATGCACTTGCATTTGCATCCATGTGGAAACCTGCGGATATATAGTTCCATGGAACTGAATCAATATCACAAGTACTATTTGGTTCTGTCTTACCAACATATTCGAAGTATGCTGGGTCCCATCCGTAACTGTTAGATATACCTAAATAAGTTCTTCTTACATTATCACCTTGACTTAATGTTGAATTAACCGCCCCTGAAGAAAGAGCAAAAGGTGGGTTCCATACAGTTTCACCAGGGAAATCATATTTACCTTTAATGATTGGGAATGGTGATTGTGCTCCTGAATAAAGACGGAAGTTAAATCCGTTAAATCCACAAGGAAGAGCGTCTATTGGTGCGTCTTCAGACATTTCAACCATCACATATTTTGAATTCAATATGTATTCACCATCTAATGTACCAACTTTATTTCCAATAAAACTATTTTGTCCTGGATCCATTGTACAATTAGTAAACTTCTCAAGTACTACAGGATTTGCATCTGTATCAAAATAATCTCTAATTAAAATATCAAATGTTAGATTTGACCAAGATTGGTTAATAATTGAAATCTTTAGTAATGTATTTGCCGCATCACCATCAGAAATTGTATAGAATCTAAATAAGTCATATACTTTATTACCTCTTAATTCTGATACAACAAAAGGAGAGTTTGGTGTTTGCCATCTATCTAAATACCAACCAATTGAATCAAAATCTCCTGATTGTGCAGAGTCTAATGAAATTAAGTCAGGGTTTAATCCTCTGATATATCCTTTTTTCCAAGAATAGTTCAACCACGATTGGAAGTTTTCCTCAGCAAAAACAGGAACTTCTATTCTTGGTTTTTGGAAGTTAGTAATACCGAATACTTTTGACCAATATTCGGGATCGTTTTGAGAAAAAGATGTTTCAAAACTATAATTTGTTCCAAACTTATCTGTCACATTTACACCAAAGGTTGAATAAGGATTTTTAAGTACTCCCGAATATTGACCTGCCATGTTTAAAGACACATTAGTTATTCCAGTTACAGAGTATACTGGGTTAGTTGCGTTTGTGTAAGTTGCAACACCTCTTGACCTTAATGTTCCTACCACAACATTATCGTAATCACTATAAGATGTACCTGTATAGTAATATAATTTACCATATACAGTACCGTTGTAACAATTTACAGGTTGTACTGTAGTTGTTGTTGTAGTTGTTGGTATTGGTGTAGGACAAGGACTAGTTGTAGTAGTCGTTGTTGATGTACTAGTTGTTGTTGAGGTAATAATAATCTGAGTCAATCCAGTTACATTTGCGTAGAAGGAATAACCTGAGTATTGGTAATTACCCGTATTTTCAAATAAAGCGTAATACCATGAATCATTAAGAGCTGAAGTCAAATCAGTATCGTTTAATGAAACAGAAGGAACTTGGAACACATTTGTTGATGCACTATAACCTGAAAGTGCGTCATAATCAACCGTTGGTATAGAACCAAAGTAGGAAATTAACTCATCTTCCGCAGTCGTAGGTGAATTCGCACTAATTACGCCAAAAATTAAATCTTTAATTTGTTCATCTAATGTTGATGTACTTCCGTTATATTGTTCGTATTGACTATAAAGTATTGACTGTATCTCATCGGGAAAATCATTATTATATGCGATAGTTGTAGTATCATTTGAACATCCTGAGAAATCAACAAAGAATTCGATCTCTTTTGGGACCACACAAATAAAGTCACAAGTGTTAACACTTTGAGCCCCACTAAGACAGTAGATACCCACAGTATTTAAATCAACATTCGCAACTGTTGCTACAGACCAAGATGGTCCTGCATCATAACCCGATAATCCAAGGATTCTTGTAACAAACAATTGGTTAGATTGTTGTAAGTACGCCTTAGCAATATAAGACGCTTCATATTTTGGAATTTGTGTGTTTATATATTTTTCTGGTGATGTTCCACCGAACACGGTTTGATAC